TCGGTTGAAACACCAAATAACTTGGTGTCCCGCGTAGAACTTGGTACAGTAACGGTAGTAACGACGTAAGGAGTCGATCATGGACAAGAAAGACCTGGCGCAAGACAAGAAAATGGTGGCATCCGCCGTGCACAAGCACGAAGCTCGCATGCACCCGGGCAAGGCCCCGACCAAACTGGCTAAGGGCGGCGTGACCTCCAAGGCCATGATGTCAATGGGCCGTAACCTGGCTCGCGCTGCTAATCAACGCAGCTCTGGTCGCGGAGGCTGAGATGGCAACATACAAGCAACCCACAAAAACCGCTTCTCCCGTCGTTGGCGTGGAGAACAACAAAAAATATTTGCGTGACGCCAACGTGGCTGTCGCCAATATTCACAGTAACGACTACAAAGGCACCAAGACTGACGGTATCAAAATCCGTGGTACCGGGTGCGCTACCAAAGGCGTGATGGCTCGCGGGCCGATGGCTTGAGATGAACTACAGCGAACTTGTTTCTGCTATTCAGTCGTACACCGAGAACGCGTTCCCGGATACGTACCTCTCGAACGGGACGGTGATTGGGCCAAACGCTCAGATCAACCGTTTCATCGAGCAGGCAGAGCAGCGCATCTACAACACAGTTCAGTTCCCGTCGTTGCGTAAAAACATGACGGGCACCCTGACATCGACCATACCCTATCTGTCTGCGCCTGACGACTATCTCTCTACGTATTCACTGGCGGTCATCGTCAACGGGTCGTACGAGTACTTGCTCAACAAAGACGTTAACTTCATCCGGCAGGCATACCCCAATCCGACCACGGACACGGGCGTGCCCAAGTACTATGCGCTATTTGGTCCCACTGTATCTGGCAGCACTATTACCAACGAGCTATCTTTTATTGTCGGTCCTACACCCGACAGCAACTACCCTGTTGAACTGCACTTTTACTACTACCCCAAATCTATTGTGCAGTCCTCTATTAACGCGCTAGGCGTTATTGTTGGCGGGTCTGGGTATACGAACGGCAAGTATTACGGCGTCCCGCTCACGGGCGGCACTGGCCAGGGTGCTGTGGCCGACATAATTGTGACTGGCGGTGCAGTAGACGAGATATTCATTAAGAACTCCGGTTGCCTGTACACGGTCGCCGACAGCCTATCTGCCGACGCTACTTACCTTGGTGGCACGGCTACGGTTGACTTCAGTGTCCCGATCACCCAGGTAAACAATGCCCAGGGCACCTCTTGGCTTGGCGACAACTTTGACACGGTGTTGCTGTACGGCTGCCTGGTTGAGGCATACACCTTCATGAAGGGTGAGGCTGACATCATTGCCCTGTACGACGGTAAGTACAAGGAAGCTATGGCGATGGCCCAGCGTCTGGGTGACGGTCTGGAGCGTAGCGACGCATACCGCAGTGGCCAGGCGCGTGTTGCGCCGTTGCCGCAGAATAACGGGGTGCGTTGATGGCTTTCACCGGCAACTACACCTGCAACAGCTTCAAGACCGGCTTGATGAACGGCATGTTCGACTTCACGACGGACACGTTCAAGATTGCACTGTATACAAACACAGCTACGCTCAATGCCGACACTACCGCGTACACCACCACGGGGGAAGCCTCTGGTGGAAACTATGCTGCTGGCGGCTTGGCCTTGACCGTGACGCAAGTGCCCACGATTGGTAACCAGACCGGACAGAATGCAGTGGTGTACATCTCGTTTGCCAACGCCTCGTGGACTGGCGCCATCACGGCGCGTGGTGCGTTGATCTACAAAAACGGCGGTGGCAACCCGGCAGTTTGTGTGTTGGACTTTGGCTCAAACAAGACCTCGGCCAACACGTTTGTTGTGCAGTTCCCAACGTCGGGCAGCACGACTTCTATCATCCGTCTTGTGTAAGGAATAACTGTGGCGCTCATTACAACAACCAAGGGTGAAATGGACGATTCGTTGCTGGAGAAGCGCGAGGGTTCCGTTGACAACGATAACGAGCTGACCCGTTGGGTGGAGTATTGGTTGGATGGTGAGCTTGTTCACCGCTCGGTGCATGTGCACCTCAAGAAAAACGTGCTGGCCGACGGAGTGGCCGCAATGATCGGTTGAAAGGACTGAAAAATGGCAAATACCCAGGCAATGTGCACTTCGTTCAAAACGGAGCTGCTGACAGCAACGCATAATTTCGGCACCGCCCCTACGCGCGGAACCGGTACGGCTGACACCTTTTACGGTGCGTTGTACTTGGCTTCCGCTACGTTGAACGCCAGCACCACGGCATACACTGCCACTGGTGAGGTGAGCGGCCCCGGCTATTCAGCTGGCGGTATTGCTGTTACCAACGCTACGCCCCCGACTTCTTCGGGCACCACCGCTTACTGGACCCCGTCCGCAAGTCTGGTGTACACCGGCGTGACTTTGACCACGGCTTTCGACACTGTTCTGATCTACAACCAGACTCAGAGCAACAAGGCAGTGAGTGTTCATACCTTCGGTTCGCAGACGATTACGGCTGGCACGTTTATTTTGACGATGCCTGCCAATACGAATACGACCGCCCTGCTGCGCCTGGCGTAAGCCATCCCCGGTATAGGGGAGGGTCATGCTTGGTATAGCCCCATTTGCAGCAGCGCCGTTTGCATCTCTTGCAGGCGAGACTGTCTCTGTTGCACTCACAGGAGTTACAGCTACTGGGGCTGTAGGTTCTGTTGCGTTCTCGGCTTCTGTTGGGATAACGGGGGTTTCTTCCACCACGGCGGTTGGCACCCCCGTATACACAGTTTCTTGGCCGATTACTGGGGTTCAGGGTGCAGGCGCGGCTGGCGATGTAGTTCCGGCCCGAGAACTTGTAGGTGTGGCGGCCACGGGCAGTGTCGGGACGGTTACGTACATCATCCCTGTCGTTGTTCAGCTAAGTACAGAAGATTGCTTGGGCTGGGGCCTGGGTCCGTGGAGCGGTGACACCTCCAGCGGTGGCTACTACGACGTTGCATGGGGTGGCTGCCAAAACCATAACCCGTCGGTTGCATACGGTGAGGTTGGAACCGTCGTCAAAGCCGTGGCGTCCCAGCTTACCGGGGTTTCTGCTACAGGTTCTGTAGGGGATGTTGCGTCTACCAAGACAAACGAGCTGACTGGCGTTGAGGCTACTGGGCAGCTTGGTACCCTCGCCCCAGTCATCACGGTCCCCATTACTGGCGTGCAGGCCACCGGGGCTGTCGGTACGATGGGTGTTATCCATGCCCACACCTTGACGGGGCTGGAAGCAGTGGGTATAGTGGGTGACGTCTGCCCGCGCAACTGGACAATAATCGACACCGCCCAGAACGCAAGCTGGCAGGTGATACAGGCCGCACAAGCGTCCAGTTGGCAGACTGTCCAAAACAACCAAGACGCCGAGTGGGACCTTGTTGTGACGGAATTGTGTTGAGGATAAACGATGGCTTTAGTTCTAAAAGACCGGGTCCAAGAAACGACCACGACAACGGGTACAAGCGACTTTACCCTTGGCGGAGCTGTATTCTCCTACCAGGCTTTCTCTGCCATTGGCAACACCAACACCACTTACTATACGGCGTTCGACCCCAGTGCTGGAGACTGGGAAGTTGGTATTGGTACGTATTCCTCCACCGGACCTACGCTTACGCGCGACACGATTCTGGCTTCCAGTGCAGGCGGCGCCAAGGTTACGTTTGCCGCTGGTCAAAAAAACGTGTTTGTTACTTACCCTTCCGAACGGGCGATATACCAAGACGCGGCGGGAGTGTATCAAGTCGATTTGTCAACACAGGCAATCGGCAATTTGCCTGTTGCAAACCTCAACGGCGGTACGAGCGCATCATCTTCTACGTTCTGGCGTGGTGACGGGACGTGGGCCACACCTCCGGGCGGGGGCGGTGGGATTACTGCCGGAAAATCTATTGCGTTTGCAATGATCTTTGGCTATTAAAACGAGACACTCATGGCAAACCCAAATATTGTCAACGTATCGGCCATTTACGGCACAACGACATACTTCACGCCTAGCGGCACAACTGCTGTTGTATTGCTGCCAAACGCCGCGTCTTCAGGCAAGGTATTCAAGATCAACCAGATCGTGGCATCAAACGTTACGGCAGTCGCTTGTAATGCTACGGTATCGTTGTACACCAACGGCGCGGTGGCTCAGGGCTCCGCCCCTACAGGCGGCACGGCGTTTCCGGTTGTGTATCAGGTGTCGGTGCCTGGTAACGCGTCGTTGATCTGCGTGGACAAGTCAACGGCCATTTATTTGCAAGAGGGCACGTCAATCACGGTGACGTCTGCGATTGGTAGCTCGCTCACGTTTAGCATCTCCTACGAGGACATCAGCTAATGACGAACCGCTATACAGGCGGCGTAATCTCCGCCACCGCGCCGACGGTATCGCAGTCAGGCGCTTCCGGTGTGTGGAACCTGGAAGAGGCGCAGTACTATCAAAAGGCGGGCCTGTGGCCTCCGGGATCTGGCGCGGACCCGTACTTTCAAAACACCACGTTGCTCTTGCACGGGGACGGCACCAACGGCGCGCAGAACAACAGCTTCGTAGACAGCAGCGTCAACAACTTCACGATCACCCGTAACGGCAACACGACTCAGGGAGCATTCAACCCGTACGTCGGACCGGGTAACTGGAGTAACTTCTACGCAACCACGCAGTCGGGGTGGACAACGCCAACAAACAGCGCGAGCACAATTATTGGCAGCGCGTTTAACGCAACCGTCACGTTTACAGCGGAGGCATGGATTTACCCGCTTTCTCGTCATAGTGGGGGCGGCGCGGTCCTCGGCTATGTAGTTGGTCAAATGCAATTGGCGGGATCTGCGGTTGACTGGTCTTTTGGTCCTGATAGCAACGGCAACCTAGTTTTGTTTTGGTACGCAGGAAGTGACCAAATTTCCAAGGGAGGTTCTATAATCCCCCTCAATACATGGACACACATTGCGCTCAGTGTAAGCAACGGCGTAATTAGAATGTTTGTTAACGGTGTGCAAGAGACACTGACCGGGCTTACCAGCACAACTGCCTCATCGACAACCACTAACTACATATCCTCTGGCGGTTACTTGTATGCTGGCACCACGTGGCAGGGATTTAACGGATACATCAGCAACCTGCGCGTGATCGGTAAGCGTGCTGTATACACCGCTAACTTTACTCCATCTACAACGCCGTTAATTGCCACGACCGACACGACGCTGCTGGTTAATAACCAAAACAGGTTTAACGACATAAGCGGCGCAGGCTGGCCGCTTACTAGAGTCGGCGGCGTTCAGGTGTCTAAGTTCGCCCCGTTTACGTTCTATCAAACCAATCCAGCAAGTTACAGCGGGTACTTTGATGGTACGGGGGATTATTTGACTGCACCTGCCAGCAATTCAACTATCTGGCCCGGATCTGGAAGTTTTACTATTGAGTATTGGCTCTATCTACCCGCCAACCCCAGTGCTGGGTATTACACGCATTTTTCTTACGGGACTTCTGGTTCTGTGTTGCGTGTTTTTAATACGGCAGCAACTTCAAAAATTGAAGTGTTTTCGGGCACATCCGTAATACTGAACCCTGCGTGGCCAACTGCTGGGCAATGGAATCACTTTGCGTTGGTAAGAAACGGAACAACACTAACGCTGTACATCAACGGCGCGGTAGCGCAGTCAGTAACAAACTCGACCGATTTTTCTACGGGCACTCTAACCATTGGAGGCGAAAGCGCAAGCAACCCTCTGTTGGGGTCTATCTCCAACTTCCGTATTGTCAAAGGCACGGCGGTATATACAAGCGCTTTCACACCGCCCACATCGCCGTTGACGGCAATCTCAGGTACATCCCTACTTACCTGTCAATCAACCTCGTTCATTGACAACAGCACCAACGCGTTCACCATCACAGTGAACGGCAACGCAACACCCAAACGCGCCAACCCGTTCACCGACACGGTGACGGGGCCAACATCGTACACAGGGTCAACTTACGCTGGGTCTGCGTACTTTGACGGCAGCGGCGATTACCTTACGCTTACTGGATCATCCAACCTTGCTTTTGGATTAAACAACTTCACAATCGAGGTGTGGATATACCCAACCGTAGCCGCCGACCGAATGATTTATGACGGTAGGCCAAACTCTATTACGGGTCCTTATCCAACGCTGTATATCGGCTCAACCAATCAGGTATTCTACTATACAATCGGGGCCAACAGAATTGTTGGTGGAACCATACAGTATTATGCGTGGAATCATATAGCGTTGGTTCGATCCAGCGGCACCACAAGATTGTATTTGAACGGCGCTTTATTAGGTTCTTACGTAGACGCAACCAATTATGCGAATGGCGCGGCGCGCCCAATTATTGGTGCAGACGGCGGTAACGTCGCAACGTTGAACATGTTGGGCTATCTTTCAAATTTGCGTGTCGTAAACGGCACAGCAGTTTACACGGGTCCTTTCGTGCCACCAACAGCCCCGGTAACAGCGGTCTCCGGCACACAACTGCTAGTCAATGGAACCAACGCAGGCATCTTTGACAACACAACGGTCAACGACCTAGAGACAATTGGCAGCGCCCAGGTAAATACCACCATTGTCAAATATGGCACGGGGTCGATGTACTTTAATGGCCTTTCAGACGCCCTAATTATGGCCAGCCAGCCGGCAATCACGTTTGGCACGGGTGATTTTACGGTTGAAGGTTGGGTGTATTTTGCTGGTGCTCCTGCATCAACGTTCCATAGTCTGTATTCCACCCTTGTACAGTTGGCAAGCCCTGGCGATCACGGTGTTTTAATTCGTGCAAGCACAACAAAACTGATAGCGATCTTGCAAGCCGATAACGCAACCACACTTACTTTGACTTCAACTAATAACGTCACGACGGGCCAATGGTATCACTTTGCGCTAACTCGGTCTGGCACTACGGCGCGTTTGTTCCTCGACGGAACCCTTGAGGCCAGC